GGCCCTTGGGCCTCTCTGAGTGTTCAGCGATGGACACTTACGAAAACCGTTTTCGCAAAACTTGGAAGTTCCAAGTTTGACTTTCGTCATATAATTTGCTAGGAGGAACGCCTGTGCCACCCTTTTCCCGTTACCGAGAACGTTATCAACCGAATGGTCCCATTAAAAATGCAACCATTAAGCCTATAGGTACAATTAAGACCTATCTTTCTGGTTCTCTCCAGTCTACACAGAACGTGTTTTTGACTGGGGCTGGGCCTTCGGGTACATACGAAAAGACTTGGGATTCTAACAATGCTTCTTCCGGCTCTAGTAGTCGGAGAGGCACCCGCGTCTTTCGTACCGGAGGGCCGTTCGCATCGGTAAAGGTGAGCTCGTCAGCATTAAGCCCCATGGGGGGCGGTACGATTATTTCTCAGTTTGGTTCTACCAAACGAGTTTATTCGGGAGGGTTAGGTTTTAACCCTTTTACCGCCTTTGACCCGGTCTCCCCTACTGTATTTCAGCAAGGAGGATCGGCCAATCTGAAGGCCAATACTTTTGTTGACGATTTGAGTGGGTACAGGTCCCGGGCTTTCGATATAAAGCCCAAAGTAGAGATAGTTTCTGCCTTGAACGCCCTCTATGAATTTAAGGACGTTCCTGGTCAGTTACGCGATCTAGCCCGCATCTATAAAGATCTTTATATTAATGATGTGGGTGAACGCGTTGCGAGGCAGTCAATTAGAATGCCCGACAACTATCTCGGCATCCAGTTTGGATGGATTCCCTTTTGCAAAGATATAGCCAGTATGACTGACTATCTCTTATTTTCCAAGCAATACCTGAGTGATATCACTTCAGGTAATAATGTTTGGCAAAAGAGAAGTGGGACCCTCGCGGACGTGAAAACTCAAACAAAGTTGGGCAAGATCTACACCGTTGGGTGTGATCCTACCCTAACTTCTATGTGCGAGACTCGCTCTATAGACGGGAATTTATGCACTGGCACATGCGAGGTATGGCTTGAAGAAACCATACGCGTATGGGCCGAGGGCACGTTCAAGTACTATAGGCCGGAGTTTGATGTCAACCTTCCCTATTATGGGACTACGGTTGCAGCCGTGAACCGTCATTTGACGGCTAGCGGTCTTCGTCTCTCTCCGTATCACGTCTGGAAGGCAATTCCTTGGACATGGGCCGTCGAGTGGTTCAGTAACATCGGGAAGCTCATTGAGCGTCACGATGCTATTTCCATTGACGGTATGGTGACCAAATATCTGTACTTGATGCACCATCACTTGCGGAAGATTACGAGTTTTCATACGTATTTCTTCCCGAGTGGTGCAACATCGTTGTCTAACACACGATATGTCGATGTGAAGCAACGAGAGAGTGCAGATAGTCCTTACGGTTTCGTCCTCGGTGGCGATCTTTCTGCCACTCAGTGGTCTATCATTGGCGCTTTGGGGCTCTCGAGATATGTAAATTTCTCGAGGTAATTTTGCCTCTAATGCCTCTGATAATCTTTCCGCTCCTTAGATCAGCGTAGGCCCTTCGAGAAGGTCGGCGCCGGGCGGGATTCACCTCGATATTACTCTTTGGAGGTCAACCACATCCATGTTTGCTGATCCATTAGCATCTGTGACTTATGCTACAGTTGCCCAAACATTGCCACGCGTCAGTACTTCAGGTAGTAAATCTGTTTACCGGAAGTCTGATGGTTCTCTGATCATGACACTCTCCCACCAGAGCTCGAAAAATCGAGTTCGGTCGATGGCGAGGCTTGATCGGAACATCGATACAGACGCAAACAGTATTCTTGACACTGGTTGCGGTGTGTATTTGGTCATTGATAGGCCCGTTACGGGCTTCTCTGAGACCGACGTCGTGGACCAGGTAACGTGCCTTGTTGGCACGTTAACTGCATCGACAAATGCTGGGCTTAAGAAGCTTTACGCACAGGAGTCATAGTTATGAATCATGTGAATTTAGCTTCTCTGCGCAATGACCCCAAACTTGGGGTCCTCGCTAGTTTGCAGATTGCCTCTGTTGCTTTGCAACTTGGGCATAAAGTCTTTCCAAAAGCTAGACTTTTTGCTGCTTCTAACGTGATCGACGCTTTAACGCTACTACTTGCTCCGTCAACCATCGAGTTGGCCGACGTCCATCAGGCCGTCGCTATGGGACTATCTGAACAAAAGATAGACCAGGGGCGTAGGTGTGCTGATATGTGCAATCCTCTTCCCGAAAGGGAAGATGTGCCGTCTCAGTCGTCGAGCGATTAATTTTCCGGTCGCTACCGGTATCACAGGTGTGATGCCGTTTTAACTGGCATCTCTTCCAAGCAGACATGGCGTGGCTTGAAGGTTAACCTCTGTTTAGGAGGACCCTTGAAAAGCAACGTAAGTGACTACCTGGAGTTGGTGGAAAGTGTCTATATAGACGCAACCACTAGATGTCCTGCTGATGTCTCTGATTTACGTGACCTAAAAACTATAAGGTCACGGGTCAAAGAAGAGGGCTTGTCATTCCTGACAATCACCCTCCCCAACTTTTGCAAGGCGTTTGAAAAAGCGCTTGCTGTTGGTCGTATTGACCCCACATGGCGTAAAACCGAATTTCGTGGTTTTCCGTTCCATGGAGCAATCCCTGCTTTTTTGCAAGGTATGCTCGGGTTGATCTTTGACCAGGGGAATGGGAGTATTTACGATGAAAATGTTTCTTCTATCGATCTTACCACCGTTATTGATGGTATTCGGCAGATATGCCTTACCTTCAAGAAGGTCGAACTTCCGTGTACGTCCTCCCGGACGCAAGCGGCGATCGACGGATTCATCGCAATTGAGCAGTCGTTCAACGAATTTAAGCTTACCGACCTGGACACGGCAGAATTTCTTGCTGTGTCTAGTGTGCTCTGGGATAATACCATATATCGCTTACGCGATAGTGTGTTATTCCCTAGGCACGGTCCCGGAGCCACCGCTGAACGGATTTCTGGAAACCAGAAGTACGTTTGGAAGTGTTGGTATGAACGCCTTGACAATTGCTTCTCTTTCTTTGACATGGCCTATGTGAATAGTGCCATGGAATCGGAAGAGGTCAAGGGGGTTTTGTTCGTACCAAAAGAGCAAGAGTTGCCCGTTAGGGTCACTCCTGTTCCAAAGACGTTGAAGGGTCCCAGAATTATTGCCATAGAGCCTGTGTGTATGCAATATGCACAGCAAGGCCTTAGATCGCTTCTTTATGATGCGATTGAAAGTGCCCCTCTGTCTCGTGGTCATGTTAATTTTCGTGACCAGAGTATTAATCAGAGAATGGCAGTAAGTGCGTCGAGAACGGGTCAGTTCGCAACGATTGACCTCTCAGAGGCAAGTGACCGTGTTCCACGGGATCTTGCTTTAGAGATGTTTCGGGCGTATCCCGATTTCCGGGATGCGGTGGATGCATGTCGCTCGACCCATGCGGAATTGCCTGATGGCCGTATTATTGGCCCTCTTGGTAAGTTCGCATCTATGGGTTCTGCTTTGTGCTTTCCAGTAGAGTCGATGTATTTCTACACTATATGTGTAGCGGCTCTATTGCGGGGGTTACAGCTTCCATGCACCTTCGCTAACGTATTGCATGTTACGCGAGGTGTCTACGTCTACGGGGATGATATTATAGTCCCCACAGACCAGGCAGGTATTGTTCTTGATTACCTACAAAAATACAATTGTAAGGTAAATTCGTCCAAGACTTTTACAAGCGGAAGCTTTCGAGAGTCTTGCGGCGTAGACGCCTATTGCGGTAAGCCGGTAACACCGATTTACGTAAGACAACAGCGTCCTAAGAGCAAGCAGCAAGTTCGTGAGCTAGTCTCTTGGTCTGCGACAGCTAACCTCTTTTACCTTAAGGGGTACTATCGTACGGCAGAGCACATGCATTCAAAGTGTGCTAGCATACTCAAGTTTTATCCAGAGATTGCTGAGAATAGCTCGGGTCTTGGCCGTATCTACAGATGGGGTAGCAAAAATGATATAAGATCATCACCTCGCTATCACCGGCCTGAAGTAAGGGCCTGGGTCCCGTCGCCAGTGTATCGCGCTGATCCACTGGGTGGGTATGGTGCTCTGACAAAAAGTTTGCTGAGGCTGGAGACCGCTAAAGACACGGTCGACCATCGTCAGTACACTCTTGTCGAGTTGGCGCGCCTCGACCTCTTTGGAGGGCTAAGCGATCCAGCTCATTTGGAGCGTTCTGCACTGTACGGAGCAGTGTCATTAAAACTCCGTTGGGTCCCGTCCTCGTAAATTGACGGGTTTGGTGGTACAATCCACCTGGAGGGGCACAATAGTCTCGGTGTAGCTATGCTACGATACCGGGCCTTATTGGCAGTGCATCCCCTCTGCC